CTGCGGGCCTTGCCGAACTGGCCATGACCAAGATTTGAGGGCCGCGCCATGATGAACATCGAGCAGATCACCGCCCGGCTGGCCAAGCTGCCGGACCAAGCCTTGCAGCAGTATGCTGCGATGCACAAGAACGACCCCTACATCATCGCGCTGGCGGTCTCCGAGTCCAACCGCCGCAAGCAGATGCGCCAAGCCGCGCAGGGTGCGCAAGGCGAGATGGAGCAGCCCACGGTCGTCGATCAGGACATCGCCGAGATGGCCCCTGCTGCGCCGCAACAAATGCTGCCCGAGGAGTCCGGTATTGCCCGTCTTCCCGCTGGCGAGATGGAGTTTGCCGGGGGCGGCATTGTGGCGTTCGCCGACGGCGGCGACGTGGAGCGGTATCAGTTTGGTGGTATGCCCTCCCCGTCTGCTGGGACTGAGTTTGCAATTCCCGGCATGGTGCAACCGGGCCGTTCGTTCATGCCGCAGGCAGGAGCGCCAGAACAAGAACCGTTCTTGCGCCGGATGTACCGGGATGCGGAGTTGCAAGCTGCGCGTCGCCGCGCGGCTGAAGCGCAAGCGCGCATTGATCGGGGACTTAACTATGAGTCCGACCGCGAAGCGGTCTTGGCGTTGCAGTCGCTTGAGCGGCAAGCTGCCGCACCTAACCCGGCTACGAGCGTCGGCGTTCAAGGGGCTGCTGCGGAGAACCTGAGCGGTATGGACCGTCGCTTGATGGCCAATCCTCAGACTTTTGCCGCTTCTGCGCCGGGTGCAACTCCTGCACCCGCTCCGGCTCCTGCACCCGCTCCGGCTCCTGCGCCTGCCCCTGCTCCGGCTCCCGCTGCGGGTCCTACGCGTTCTGCTGCCCCCGGTATGGACGTGAGCAAGATGGTCCGCGAAGCGCTGACCGCCGCAGGCCAAGAGAAAAACCCGTTCGCCACCGACGTGGAAAAGCTGGGGCAGGAAAAGGTTCGCGCCAAGGAGGAAGAGGTCAAAGGACTGGAAGCCATTCAGAAGCAGTTCGACAACATCTACAAGGGCCGCAAAGAGCGCCTTGACACGCGCGAGAACGAGCTTGGCAAGATGAAGGACCAGCAACAAGGGCTGGCGCTGCTGCAAGCGGGTGCCGCCATGATGTCCACCACCGGCGGGATTGGCCGGGCGCTGGGTAAGGGTGTGCAGGTGGGCTCCGAGCAGTATGCTGCCGGGTTAGAGAAGCTGCAAGCGGCCAAGGACAAGATTGTCGAGGCGCGCGATAGGCTGGAGGAAATTGAAGCTCAGCGCAACGAGTTGTCTGCCCGCGAACTGAACAAGGCCCGTAACGAAGTCAAGCAGACCGGCATTTCTGCCCGAGAAGACCTGATCAAGTCGAACATGCAGATGTACGGCGTCAACCGCGAGACTGCCATGAAGCTGGTTGAAATGCAGGTCCGGGTTGGCACCACGCAGATGGAAATTGCTGGCCGCGCGGATGCCGCCAGAATTGCTGCGGGTGCTCCCGGTTCGCAAGAGCGGTTGTTTGCAGCGCTGGGCGGCGGCGATGTCAGCAAAGGACTCAAAGCCTACGCCGAGATCATGGGGCCGGAGGCCAAAGGCGCATCAGCAGTACTGCAAAAGTTTGCTACACCGGAAGGGCAAATCAGTCTGCGCATGATGGAGTCTTCCAACGACCCGCAGCAGAAGGCATTGGCCACGTCGATTCGTGCAGCGATGCAAGCGCAAATGCTTGCGCCGATGGACCGCCCGACTGGCCCTGTACGGGATTAACTCGTACAATTTTCACACCCCACGCAGGCCGGTCTGCGTGGGGGAAGTTGATCCCAAAACCGGAAACAATTCGGACGCATCATGGCCAAGTACTTGCCCCTACCTGACGGAACCTCGGTAACCATTCGGGAGGGCGAGACGCCGCAAGACGCATGGGCGCGCGCCCAGCGGATGTATCCGGAGGCGTTTCAGTCTGCGGCCCCTGCCAGCACGGCAGAGTCTGGCTTCACCCCCGCGCTTAAGTCTGGCTACTCCGAACTGAAGTCGGGTATTGCCGCTCTTGCCGGGCGCTCGGGCGTCATGGACCCCGAAGCTGCGCAAAAGTACATCGCGGAACAGGAGGAGTACCAAAAGCGCACCTTCAAGCCAACCGCCACTTTTGGTGAAGCGCCTATCACCAAGACTCTGGAACTGCTGGGCGGTTCGCTTCCCTACACAGCCGCGCCGCTTGCCGTGGGTGCACTTGCGCCTTTTGCGCCTGTTCTTGCTGGCGGTGCCGCCCTCACAGGCACTGCGGCCACCATTGCCGGGCTTGGCGCAGCAGGCGCTGCGTCGGCCACCCAGTTCACGGGCTCCAACCTGCGCAGGCAGATGGAGGAAGGCAAGGCCCTTGGGGAAACTGAACTGGCTCCCGCTTTTGCCGCTGCACTACCGCAAGCCGCGCTGGACATGGTCAGCTTCCGCATGATCCCCGGCATCCGCCAGCTTTTCACCACGGCAGGCAAAGAAATCGCTCCGGCTGCGGCCAAGCGCATTGCTGAGCAAGGCGTCAAAGAAATCGCCAAGGACTACACACTGGCCACGGGCAGGGCCATGACTGCTGAAGGTTTGACCGAAGCTGGCCAACAAGTTCTGGAGCGGATGCAGGCGGGCCTTAGCTTGACGGATGAGAAAGCGCGGGGCGAGTATCTCGACAGTTTGATCGGTGGCGCGGTGCTGGGCGGTGCCCTGTCGCCTGCTGGCCGCTATGTGGAGCGCCGAGGCGAAGCAGCCAAGCAAGAAGCCGAGCGCCTGCAAAAGGCGCAGGAAGTGCGCGCTCAGGAAGAGGCACGACGTGCTTCTCCGGAAGGGCAGGCTGCGTTTGTCCAAGACTACGACGCCCGATCTGCGCGGCTGACCGAACTCAAGGCGGTGCCCAAGCCCGGCAAAGACGCCACTCCTTTAGAGCGCGCCGAATACGCGGAAGTCAAAAAGGAGCGCGCCAAACTTGAGGCCCAGTTGACCCGAGACGCCTCCGCGTACAAGACGGCCAAAGCTGCTGTGCAGCAGGCCATGCGCACCGATCCGGAGGCAGCAGCCAAGCTGGCGGAAATCGAGGGCACGGCCACCGCCGACGCCCAGACCCAGCCCTATTTTGTTGAGCCCCAAGGCACGCTGCCCGGCATGGAGGCTGTGCCCTCGGCGGCTGCGCCCGCTCCCGAGGCGGAGTTTGTGGATTACGCAGCCCAGATTCGCAACCTCGAAGGCAGGCTGGATGACCTGCGCACGCAGGCCCAGAGCACCACATCGCTGGACGAAAAGCTGGCGCTGAACCAGCAGTACGAAAAGATTAAAGCCGCGCTGCGTGACGCGGAACTGGCCAAGAAAGAACAAGACAAGGCCGCCGCCGGGCCCGAGGGCAAGATTGCTGCACTGCGCAAACGCATGGTCAAGGCGGAGGAAGATGGCGACATCACCGCACAGGCGCGCATTGCCACGCAACTCAAGGAACTGGGCGTCACCGACCTGAGCGAAGTCGCCGCGCCGGAGCAGGGCACGATCCCGCTGGCCCCGTTCAAGACCAAGGTTGAGGACCGCGCAGCCTACGCCGCCCGGGTGTTCCAGCCCGGCGCAGCCGACATCGAGGCGCAGGAACAAGAAGCGTTGGTGGAGGCCGAACGGCAGCGGGAAGAGGCGATCAAAGAGGCTGAGCGCGAGCGCAAGATTGCTCCCGAAGTTGTTGCACTGCGGCGCATCAAAGAAGCACAACGCCCTGTTTTTGCTGAAGGTGTGCAGCGTCAAGGCCAAGTCTCTGGCATGGTGGATAAGATTGTCGATGCCGCTTTGCGTACCGACGGTAAGGCCCCCGGACGGGTGATTTCCGGTGTGGCCCCCACGGATGTCAGCAAGGCCGACGCTCTTCGTGGTCAGCTCGCACTGGCGCGCGCTACGGACAACCGCCCCCGGGCGCAGGAGATCATCGAGCAACTCAAGGCCATCGGAGAGTCCGAGGCCGACACGGGTGGTGACATCGAGGCAGGCCAGACGGTCAAAAAAGCCGGGGTTGAGGGCCGTCTGTCGGCTCAAGCCATCATGGACAACCGCGTCACGCGCATGTCCCAGTCCCAAATGGCCGCCTTCAACAAGCTGGCCGACTACGTGCAGACCGTGCGGGAGGGTGACCAAAACGTCGCCGAGGCCAAGAAGCAGACCCTGCGCGACGCTGCCGAGCGCCTGAAAGACACCATCGTCGGGCTGGCGCTCAACGAGATGGACGCCCGCCGTGCGCAGGCCGGGCTGCCCGAACTGAGCACGGAGAAGAAGTTGCTGGCGGTCAGCCGCCTGAACGGTGTGCTGAACGAACTAGTTAATCGTGGCGCGGGCTTGTTCAACATGCAGGAGACCCCGGCAGTTACGCGTGGCACCCTGACCCTCAAGAGCGCGGAGCAGCGCCAGCCCCCGACAGGGCAGCGAATGTTCAACAACTTCACGGCAGCGGCCAACTCCCTGCGCGCGCAGATGCGCAACGTGATTGACGAGGTCGGCGAGATCAAGGCCCCCGAGCCCCGCAAGGCTCCCTCGCTCAAGCCTCGCGTTTCCAACGAACTGCGCATGATGTTTCAAGGGCAGGAGCGCCCGGTTGATGAGCAGTTTGATGCCGCGTTTGACCGCGCCAAATCCGATGAAGACTACCGCACGCTCAAAGAAATCCAGCGCGTGTACGGCAAGCTGTCTGATGCTGCCCGCGAAGAAGCTGTGGCGCAGGTGCGCCGCGTTGAGACTGGCCAGCCGCTGGAGGTTCGCGGGGCCCTGAAAGACGAGCTTGCCGATCTGGCACGCGCCGGACAAAGCGACCAAGGGCAGGCCGAGATGTTCACGGGCGAGGACGAGCGCAGCGTCTCCCGCGCCACGACTGCCAACTTCATGCGGTTCCTTAACAGCGCGGAAGTCAAGAAGCGCCGAATGCAGATCGACGAGGCGCGCAAGCAGGCCGAGTTCCAAGCCAAGCGCGCCGCCACGATTCAGAAGAAGATTGACGAGGAAGAGAAGAAGCAGCAGGACATGCTGGACAAGCTGGAGATTGCCAAGAACAAGTCTCCGGTTGAAGCCGCGCGTGAGCGCCTTGCGTCCGTCACCGACAAAAACAAAGAGGCCGTTGCGCTGGCCAAACAGATTAATTCTCAACGCACGGTAATACGCATTCGTATGGCGTCCATGGTGCGCCAGATTTCCGACGCGTTGGATAAAGCCAAGAAGAAAGAAGCCGAGATTGAAGACCTTGTCGGCTACATCTTTAAGGAAGCCACGCTCGACCCCAATAACGCTGAGTATCAAAAGCGTCTAGGGGAGTTCTTGGATCAGCAGACTGCTGCGACCAAGGCGGTTGCGTCCGTGGAGAAGGCGCTGGAGAAGGCCCGGGCCACCCAGACTCGCGTCATTGAGGACCACGCCAAAGACACGATCGACAACGCGCTGATCAGCGAAGGAGCCAAAGCCCAGCGCAAGATCGACAAAGCGGAGCAGGAACTCAAGGCCGCGCAGGAAGAAGAGGCTGGCGCACAGCGCCGCCTTGATGCTGTGCGCCAAGACATCAAGCCCCCGCGTCCCCAGACCCCCGCTGAAAAACTTGCCGAGCTGCCTGTCGAAGGCGTCACCCGCGTCTACCGCGACACGTCCGCGCCCGAGGTGCGGGCTAAGGTTGCTGCACTGCGCAAGACCATTGGCAAAGCCGAAGAGGCGCACGCCAAGGCCATGGAAAGCGGCGACGAAAAGGCGATGGAAGAGTCCATCAAGGCGATTGAGTCCGCGTACGACAAGATGTACGAGATTCTGGCTAACGCACCGGTCCGCCGCGAAGCGCAAATGTCGGCAGAAGAAGCCCGGGCATTTGAGGAATACGAAGCCGCACAGCGCGCGACGGTTGAGAAGACCATCAAACTTTTCCAAGAGAAGGCGGGCATCCCCCCGCTTAAGCTGACTGAGCGCCGAACTGTGGCGTCGGTCAAGAACGTCAAGACCGGGCGCGTCGAGACGCAGATCAAGAAGGAGTCGGTCGCGCAGCAGGAGAAGCGCGTCAAGGAAGAAGCTGTCACCGGCAAGTACCCGGCTCGTGCGCTGGAGGAGTTGGCCAAGGCCCGCGCTGAACTGAAGACGGTGCAGGACCAGATCGCCTATATCGACGCCAATCCCGCAGCGCCGCGCAGCGAGGCCAAGGCACGTCAGACCGCAGCCCGCACCGCCGCTGTTGCCAAGCGCAAGGCGCTGGAGGCCAAGGTTGCCAACCTAGCCAAGGCTCAAAAGGAAGTAGTGGCCGAGGCCCGTGTTGAGAAGGAGGCCGAGAAAGCACTCAAGAAAGAGCGCCGCCGGATGCTGCGCGAGGATGAATATGAGTTTTCTCGCGGTGCCGCCACCGAAGGCCAGACGGTTGCGCAACTTGAAAAAGCGCTCGATCGGGCTATTGGCGAGAAAGGGTTGGCTGCTCGGCGCATCAAGTTGTTTAGCTCAGTTGCTGATTTTTTTGCCTCCAAGGAAGCGTACGACTACGAGGGCGCAGACATTCCGTCCGACGCTAAGGCTTTTGTCAATCCGAAAAACGGCGACGTGTTTATGTTCGCCAACAACATTGCGGCAGACGAGTCCGTCGGCGTACTGCTACACGAGGTTGGGGTCCATATTGGCTTCAGAAAACTTTTTAGTGCCGCAAAGTTCAACGCGCTTGTGCAATCAGTTAAAAACTGGGCTGCGCAAAAAGATGGGTCTTTGGAATCCAAGATTGCGCAACGCGCGCTTGCGCGAGTTAAAGCGGCTGAAACTTCTGCGGAGCAATTTGATGAGGAGTTGTTGGCGTACGCGGTAGAAGAAGCCGTGAAAGCTGGTGTCAGTCCTTCTGCTTTAAAAAATGGCAGCCCTATTCAAAATTGGCTGCAACTTGTACTGGCGGCGTTGCGCAATGCCCTAACTGCGTTCGGCATCAATCCGAACAAACTCACGTCTGGCGATCTGGTCAACATGGCCTACGGCGCGGCACAGCTTGAAATTCGTGGCACTTGGCACGGCAGTGACGCTAAATTTACCGCCTTTGATAGCAAGAAAGCAGGAGCAGGGGAGGGCGCGTTTGATCGGCGTTTTGACGGAACCAATAACTTAGGGCCCGGGCCATACACCACGCCGCAGCAAGAGTACGCAGAGTACTACCAGTATGCGGTACCGTTTGGTAAAGCTGCAAACGCAACCGGTTACGGTGACCGCAGCTATCAAGACTATCGCGCCTTGGATGAGCGCTTTATGGGGGCAAACAACGCCGAACTTACGCCTGACGAGCTACAGGCTAAGTTTGAATCGCGTTTGCTGAACGCCTATCTTAGAGGTGTTAATGCGGGAGAAAGTCTAAACCCCACACAAAACACGTCCGCGCAAAAACTGCTGGAGAAATTGACCGCTTCCGTTCGCACGCCTGCTGAGCAGGCAGCGGTAGCCACGCTGTCTTTAAATAATTTGCGTGGGCTTTCTGAGCGCCCGCCTATGGGCACCCTGTACCGGGCTTTGGATGACATGCCGCGTTCTCAAATTTACGAAGTAAATGCGATGCACACGGTGGGTGACCGGCCAGAAATTGACGCGTTGCTCAAAAAGTACGGAAACGAATATGACGTAGCGCAGGCAAAGGACGAGGGGCGTTACGCAGGCAACAGTTTGTTTTTCAAAATGCGGCGGGAGCTTGGCGTTGATAAAACTTTGCAGCTTCTTAAAAAGGCTGGCATCAACGCAATTGAACAGAACGCTGAGCGCAGATATGTGGAGCGAGCTTACATCGGGCAAGCCCCAGAAATTATTCCGTTGACAGAAACGCCTGTTGGCTTGTCCAAAGCCGAAGGTCGTCCCGGCACCGGAACGTTACTGTTCTCAAAAGCCCGTTACGCCAACCCCGAGATGGAGCGCTTCGGGCAGGACACCGACAGGGTGGTGGCCAAGCAGCGCGGCACGTGGGAGAAGGTCAAGGCCAACACCACCGGGCTGGCTTTTGCCACGCAGTTGGTGGACCGCTTCGCCGGGTTCGAGCGGCTGGCCAAGTACATGGACAGCCTCAAAGGCTCCCAGATGCTGTACTACCTGCGCATGTACGACCAGCGCATGAACTTCGTGTCGCAGGCTGTTGGCAACGGCGCGCCCCAGATCGTGGAGAAGACCCGCGCTGATGGCCGCAAGGAGTACGTGATCGAAGCCAAGGACGGCGCGAACATCAAGAACGTGGTGCAGATTCTGTCCAAGGCGCAGCCGATGGTGGGCAACGCCGAGGCGGTCAACCGCGCGTTCACGATGTACCTCGCCGCGCTGCGTGCGCAGCGTGTCGGCTTGGCCGCGCTGAACTTTGGTGGTGACGTGACGCAGGACATGCTTGACAACGCGATCAACTTGGTCGAGCGCACGCCGGGTTTGAAAGAAATCTTTGACAACGCCCGCAACGAGTACAACGCCTACAACCGCGACCTCATGAAGTTCTTGGCTTCGACGGGCGCGATCTCGGAGGAGTTGGCTAACCGGCTGGCAGCCACCAACGACTACATCCCGTTCTACCGGGAGCAGAACGGCAACGCCATGCTGATCATCGGCGGCGAGAACCCGATCCGGATTGGCAACATTGCCGAGCAGCCGTACCTGCAAGAACTGGTTGGCGGCGACACCGCCATCCTTGACTTCATGACTTCCAGCGTGCAGAACACCAACATGCTGATGGACATGGGCCTGCGCAACCTGTCCACTAAGAACGCCGTGTTCGAGTTGGTGAACCTGAACGCCGCCAAGATCGTCAAGAAGGCCGACGGCCCGGACGTGGTGCGGTTCAAGGTAGACGGTGAGGACCGCTACGCCGTGCTGGATACCGAGACCGTGACGATTGGCGGCGAGCGCTTTAGCACGGGCGTACCCGCTGAACTGCTGGTCAAGGGCATGGAGGGCATTCCCACCCAGATGCCTGCCTTGATGCGCCTGATGGCTGTGCCCGCGCAGTTGCTGCGCAAGGCCGTGACGCTGTCGCCCATGTACATGGCCAAGCAGTTGTTCCGCGACTCGCTGGCAGCACCGATTGTCTCGGGCGCAAACTTCACCCCGGTGTTTGGTGCCATCCGCCAGATCAACGGCGCGGCGGGCAAGACGCTGGAGGAGCGCGGCATCACGGGCGGTCAGTACATGTCCGGCACCAGCGAAGACATCACCAAGATTCTGCGCGACATCGCCACCGGCAAGCCCGGCTTCATGACGGCCATCGGCAAGCTGGAGGCGCTGGGGATGAAGGCGGACTCGCTGACCCGCCGCGCCCAGTACAACAGCTACATCGCGCAGGGCATGTCCGAGATGGAGGCCACGCTGATGGCGCTGGAGTCCATGAACTTCAACAAGCGCGGGGCGTCGCCCAGCGTGCACATGGCCAACTCGCTGATCCCGTTCTTTAACGCCCAGATTCAGGGCTTGAACGTGCTGTACAAGGCGTTCACGGGCCAGATGCCGTTCAACGACAAGCTGAAAGTCCAGCAGAAGCTGTTGATGCGCGGGGCCATGATCGCGGCGGTCTCCCTGATCTACGCCGCCATGATGGAGGACGACGAGGCGTACAAGAACGCCACGCCCGATCAGAAGTACGGCAACTGGTTTGTGCGCATTCCCGGCTTTGACGAGCCTGTTCGCCTGCCCGTGCCGTTTGAAATCGGCTACATCTTCAAGGGCATTCCCGAGGCGCTGTACAACACGATGACCACGGAGAACGGCGGCGAGGAAGCGGTCAAGGCGTTCCGCCAGATTCTGCTCCAGACCATCCCCGGCGGCTCCAGCTACGGCATCCCGCAGGCACTCAAGCCCGCCATCGAGGCGGGGCTGGGCAAGTCGTTCTACACCGGGCGGGACATTCTGTCGGCTCGCGAGAAGGAGTTGCTGCCCGAAGAGCAGTTCCGTGCCAACACGGCGGAGGTCTCCAAGGCGCTGGGCAAAGAGGCGGGCATTTCCCCGATCGTGTTCGAGAACTTGGTGCGCGGCTACACCGGCACGCTGGGTCTGGCCTTCCTGCACACGCTCAGTCTGGGTGCACCGAAGTCCGAGTCGCCGGAGGCTGCCGTCAAGCGCTTGTCCGAGTACCCGCTGGTGGGCGGTTCGTTCCAACCCAACGACGCAGGCGGCATTACCAACGCTGTCTACGAGCGGTTCAACGAAGACATCAAGGTGCGCAACAGCTTCCAGAAAATGCTGGGCGAAGGGCGCACGGCGGAAGCCAACGAACTGCTACAGCGTCGGGGCAACGAGATCATGGAGGCCGAGATCGGCGACGTGTTCAAGACGAACATGACCAAGCTGACCCAAGCCGAGCGTGCGATCGCCGCCTCGAACCTGTCGCCGGAAGAAAAGCGTGCCAAGCTGGATGAAATCCGCCGGATCAAGACGGGTCTTGCCCAGACCTTGCGCGAGGCGGCAGATAGAACCAGACCCCAGTGAGGCCGTCCTTGATGCAAGGCACCGCCTTGATACGGAGCCGCTGACCTACCGCAGCGCGTAGCCCGAGTTCCCGGGCTTTCTCCGTATCAAGGGCGGGCACGAAAAAGCCTTCACCCGGCTTGAGGTGCGACCACGGGTAGTTGATTCGCATCTATCTCGTCCGAGCGTCGGCTGATGTGCATGACGTTCACGCGCATCGTGGGGCCGTTGGTTTTGGACAGCATGTCCTTCTTGACATAGGACACCCGGAACATCTTCTCAAGCTGCGCCTTGAAGTCCGCGTACCCGAAGGACATGGACACGCAGTGCTGCTTGAGCAGTTGCTCCTCGATGAAGTACTCGGTGTAGCCTTCTTGTAGGGTGTTGTGCTCGATGCGGCCCAGCACCTTCGTGCGGGTGATCGACTTGTCCACCGTGCTGCCATCGCCCCAACTGCTCATCAGGCTGCGCCCGCCGTCGGTCTTCCACAGCACCACGAAGCCGCCGTAGTTGTCGCGGGTGTAGGCGTTCAGGACATCCTCCGCCGTGCGCACGCTGCGCCGCATCACGCCACGAGCCCGGGCCACGAGTTCCTTGAGCGCTTCGAGCACGCCTTTGACCGGGACCGTCAGGATGTTTGCGTACTTAGGACCTAGCAGGATGGCTGCCGAGATGATCTCCGTGCAGCCCGTGTGCCAGTAGCGCTCCTCGTCGGTGAACTCCATCTCGTCTTTCAGGCGCGCATGAACCCTGCGCACGGTTTCTGCGCATACGTCTTGGTTGCGGACCATCCAGCGAACCCACGCTTCTCCGGCCACGCCGTAGTTGGTCTTGATCAGCTTGAGCGCCTCGCGCTCCTCGTCCGTCCATTGCAGCGGCTTGTTGGGCGTCCACTCCAGCAGGCGCAGCAGTTCCCCGTTGGAGGAGTGCTTGCGTGCGCCCGACATGTAGTCCGTCAGGTGCGTGTTGGAGGTCATGGTGCAGGTGAGCTTCCAGATCGAGTTGTTCACCCGCTCCTTGTTCGCACCCGACTCCATGCGCTCCTTGCCTTGGCCCTCGGTCAGGTCGAAGATGAACGCCGGGGCCCACTCCATGTTGTCCCGCGCCTTGGCCGTGATCTCGTCGATCAGCAGCGGCATCGAGTTCAGGAGGCCCGCCCTTTGCTGCATCGCAACAGGCGATGTGCCCTTGCCCGTGCGGTAGTGGATTGGGTGGCCCCAGACCCCGGCCTTGGCCGACAGCGTGAGCGACTTGCCCGTGCCCGACTCCGTGGAGCCGATGTGCCAGACGAATCCCTCGTACTCGGTGAAGCGCATCAGCGGGCAGCCGAAGCTGTCCAGACACACCGCCAGCATCGTGTACATCTTCCGGTGGATCATCAACTCCCAGTACTGCCGCCAGTTCTCCAGCGAACCTTTGGACGCGGTGTTCTTGTTGATGTTCTCCAGCCCGGGCATCGGCACCCGTAACTCGCGCCCGTCAGGGGTGAACACCCGGTAGTTGTAGACGAAGCTGCCGTTGGGCTGCCAGCCGCATTGCAGGGGTACGTCCACCGCCTTCTTGGTCAGCGACGCCTCCTCGACACAGGCCCGCACGTAATCAAAAAGGTTGGCGTCGTTGCCCTTGCCAAAGCTGGCGAGGATGTTCTGGCTGGCGAGGAACTTGACGGTCTCGTCCTTGGACACCACGCACTTGCTGGGCATCGTGATGTTCTTCACGCCATCGGGACGGGTGGCCACGAGGTGGACGGCGTAGTCCTCTTCCTGCTTGAGCATGTCCACGACGAACAGGTCGTAGGCCAGAATCTGCACCTGCTTTTTGGACTTGGAGCCGTCCTCGCCCTCGATCATCCGCTCGGCATACACGCCGCCGTTGTGGCCGTAGGAGAAGCCCCGGGGAGGGCTGGGCCGCTTGACAACCCCATGGGGGAGCGCCTCGTCTGCCTCCAGCGCCTCGTCCACCGGGTCCTCGTACTCGAACTCCGCCTCGACATCCTCTGGCGGAGCTACAGAAACAAGTTTCTCAGTGTTGTCGGTCTTGACTTCCCGGCCAAGCGCCAGCGGGTTGGTGATCTTGTTGAAGTGCGGGCACCCTGAGCACACGCCCGGGTTCTCGCTGTCCATCTTGAGGCACGGGTAGGGCCCCTTGATGTCGCGCAGCTTCTCGCGCATGCGCTGCTCGGGGTACGGGTGCAGGCCGCTCAGCCACACCGACCAGTCGTCGCCGTCCTCGCACACCTTGGTCCACGACAGCAGCCCGCGCCAGATGGGCTCAAGGCCGTCTTCCTTGGGGTTGTCGATGTAAGCCTTAAGTTGTGCACAGCCGGTGCCCGCCATCGTGCGGTCGTAGATCGGCTCGAACAGGGTCACGCTGTTTTGCAGCAGCTTGATCTGGGTGGTCCCGGGCTTGCGGTTTGGCCTGACCCCTTGCAGCGGGGCGTCTACCTTGGCCACGAACTCGGGCTTGAGCTTGTCCTTGATGAACGCCTCGAAGGCCGCGAACTCGAAGGTGTCGCCAGCGCCAAGGAACTTCACCTCCCGGGGCTTGCCATACTTCTTCTTGTGGTTGCGCGTGCCCGGCACCCGCAGCACCCGGGACACGTCCGCCGTGACGTTCATGTCGATGCGCAGCCCCTCCTGCTTGCACAGGCGCTTGAAGTTCTCGGCAACAGGTTTCCAAGTGGCAACAGGCAGAGTCTCGGTCAGCGGCCAGTAGACGTGCAGCCCCCCGCCCGACCCAACGAACCACGGCGTGCCCAGCGCGTCCATGCCAGTCTTTTGCATGAACTCGGCCAGCGCAGCGGCAGCTTCCTTCTTGGAGGCGTACCCGTCCATGTCGATGAACATCGACCGGATGTGGCGTGCGTTCGTGCCCTCACGGCTGCCTTCCTCGGCAAACGTCGCCAGCGCGAAGTAGATGTCGTAGTTCGCCGCGTTCCACGCGTCGATGTGGGGGATCAGGTCTTCAAGATTCTCCTCATAGCGGTGCTCCTTTTTATTACTTAGTTCCGCCGCGCAGTAGTACCCGTGACCCGGGGATGGCAGAACCGCCGCTAAGAAATCCAGCGGTGTCATTCAGAATCCTCGGGTTATTTATTTCAGGTCGTCTGCAAGATGTTCGCCGTCCAGCGCGCGCACGAAGCGCTCGACCAATTCCTTGATCCACTCAGGGGGCACCTTGTCGAAGCCCATGATGTACATGTACCGCAGGAGTTCTCGGTTCGTCAGGTTGTGAGGTTGAATGCCTTGCATGCTTTGCTCCAAGCGTCGTCGGCTGTGCTCGACGAACGAAGAATTGTTAGAAGGTCCGTGACGGCTGGGCGGTAGGCAACGAACACTTCGCCGCCCTCGAACCAGTTGTAGACCGTCTGCCGGGACGCCCCGGTCAGCTTGGCGATCTTCGTCACAGGGAAGTCGAGGTGCACGGCCCAGCGCCCAAGCTGGTTGCCCAGCGTCTTGGGGGCCTTCTTGACCGTCTCGACGGTTTGAATTGAATAGGACATGGTGTGGGTGGGGGACGAAACGGTTTACTACCCTCTTGCTTGCATGCCGGTGTCTAGAACAGCAAGTTTTCCGCTTCGGGCAAGGTCTGCTTTACGTTTTCACAGGCGAGCCGCTCGTCCCCCATAACCTTTCTTATTCGTCGTCCCAGTCGTCCACCATGGACGCAAGGCTGGCTTTGGCAGCGGGCACGGCGGAGGGCTTCTTCTCCTCCTTGCGCACCACGGGCTCCTCGACTTCCTCCACAGGCTCAGCCTTGGCCTTGGCTTTCTTGGGCGGCGGGGCGGGGGCTTCGTCGTCCTCGGCAGGCGCTTCCACCTTGGCCTTGGCGCGCGGCGCAGTGCCCTCAAGGGGGGCCGCGATCTTGGGCACGCCGTCCATCTTGGCCACCGTCATGGTGATTGCCTTGAGCGCTTCGCCGGACTTGGCCTTCTCTTGGCAGATGTCGTACTCACCGTCGGTCAGGAAGCGCATGGCCTTGAACAGCAGCTTGGGGGACTCGCTGGAGGTGTCGAACTTAAGGCGCGTGATCACGTCCGTCGGGTCGATGTTCTGGGCGGCCAGCCACTGGGCGTAGGCTTTCAGGGGGCGCTTGTCACCGTCTTCCTTGCCGAAGATCGAGGTTGCGGGCAGCGCCAGTTGCAGCACGTCGCCTTCCACATCGTTGGCCAGCACCACAGCAAGACGCTGCTGGTAGCGGCAGGCGCGGGAGTTTCCGTTGCCAGACCCGGCGATGTTCTGCGGGCACTCGTCGCACTTGGACGCTTGCTTCTTCTCGCTGTCCGGGCTCGGGGTCACGCCGTCGGCGGACCAGCAGTCGGGCGCACCCACATCACCTGCGTCGAACTTCTTGGCGTAGAACACGCGGTTCACGGTGGGCGCGGCGTTGACCACAACCACGTCCAGATGGCGGTCCTCGATGCTGGCAATCTCCTTGCCACCGGACAGCAGACGGAACACGCCGCCCTTGATCGAGATGCGCTTGCTGCTGCCGCCACTGCCACCTGCGAGGGCCTTGGCTACATCGGACAGGCCGCCCCGACGCTTGACGAAATCCGGCACTTGGCTCGGGTTGAACAGGGTTACGTTACTCATGTGTGCTTCTCCTTACTTGGTTGGTTGCGTTAAAAGTTCGTGCATGGCTTCCATATCAGCCTTGCCGCAGACAGAAAAAAGCGACAAGTCCGAATCGTGATAAAGCTGGATGATGAAAGTTTCTCCGACCATCCTGTTGGCGTACGCCTCGGCTTCTGGCATCGTTTTGAACGTTTGCAAAAAGCTGATGTGCGGTTTTGTGGCTTTCATTTCGTCGGCTTTCTCACAGAAATCTGATACTCCGTCACGGAGTTCAACCCAGCGGGCACGACGCCGGGGTTTTCTTCTAGGAAGGTTGCCATGTTGGTCTGCGCGATGCGCTTCTCCAGCAGGTCAATCGCATCGTGCTTCTTGATGAACTCCTTGAGGGAGTCCCAGTCCTGCGTCTGGTACCGCGTCTTGGTAGACAGCACCACAGTGCCGTTGTCAGTACGCACCGAGTTGACGCCCATGACGAGCATCTGGTCCTTCAGTGCGTTCTTGACCGCGTCCTGTTGGCGCTTGATCTCCTCAACCTGCGAGTCGTACTCGGTGGTCAGGCGCTGGATTTCGGCAGCCATCTTGCGATACACACGCGCCAGCTTGTCCATGGGGACAGCGACCAGCGCGGGCTCTTCTTTCGAGGAGGGTGACTCCTCATCATCGACATCACTCATTGCGTTCTCCATTGGTTTTGTTTTGTCTAGGGTTTGACATGCTACATGAAAATTCGGTCAGTGCAACTCCTTCCTTCACAAATTTTTTATCTCGCTGTCGAACATGCCGACGAGCAGCGCGTGGTCGTTTACTTTGGTGTTCATGGCCTTGAACAACTTCTTCTCGATGGGGCTCGACTCGATGTGCACCACCGTGACCTTGTCGGAGTCTTGACCTTTGCGGTCGGCGCGTGCTATGCACTGCGTGTACATCTCGACGCTCATCAGCGGGCCATAGAACACAACCGTGTCGGCAGCAGTCAGGGTAATCCCGTGTGCCGTGGCTTGGGGCTGCATCACCAGCACGCGGATCGTGTCCGTGGTCTGGAAGTCGTTGATGATCTTGCCGCGCTTGTTGGCCGCCACGTCGCCGTGAATTGTGTCCACGCCGATGCCCTGCTTCTGAAGGTGCGCCACGATGGTGTCGATGCTGGAGCGAAACAGCGCGAAGATGATGACCTTGCGGGACGTTTCCTCCAGCACCTCATCCAGCACGTTCAAGCGCGGGGCCGCATCGAACTCCACCACCTCCTTGTCGTCGGTGTAGGCCGCGCCGCAGGAGATTTGCAGCAGCTTGTTTACAGCAACTCCAGCATTGACCGCGCTGATCGTCTCGCCCGCTGCGCGCACCAGCATCTGCTCCTTGAGCAGTTTGTAGTATTTGTTCTGCTGCGGGGTCATCGGCACCTCGCGGGTCACCGTCACCACCGGGGGCAGGTCCAGACACTGCGCCTTGGTAAAGCGCACGGCAGGTTGCAGTGCAGTAAAAACGGTGGCCGTCGCGTCGGCCTTGGGTGCCCACTTGAACATGCTGATCTTGTTCATGACTTTGTCGCGCCACGCCGTGTAGAACTTCGGGACACCGCCGGGGTTCACCAGCTTGGCCAAGCCGTACGCATCCACCGGGGACTGCGAGGCCGGGGTGCCCGTCATCATCCACAGGTAGGTCTCGGGGCGGATGATCGAGGCCAGCGCCTTCCAGCGGCGGGTCTGCGGGTTCTTGTAGGCGTTGGCTTCATCGACGATCACGAGGTCGAACCGCCCGTCGTTGATGATCTCCTGCGCAATCAGGTTCAGCCCGTCGTAGTTGGTGATGACGATCTCGTAGTCCTTCTGGATCATCTCGATGCGCCGTGCAGCTTGCGCATGGTGGGCCACAACGGCGGAGCGATGAATGATTGACTGGTTGATGTCGCCCATCCACGCGGATTGCATGATCGACAGCGGGCACAGGATCAGCACCCGGCGCACGTCTCCGCGCTTCATCAGGTAGTCGGCTGCCCAGAGGGCCGACAGCGTCTTGCCCGTGCCGGGGTCGTTGAAGCAAAACGCACGGCGGTACAGCGTAAGGAACGAGGCGGTCTCGATCTGATGCTGCATGGGCTTGAAGCGCCCGGGCCAGTCGTAGCGCTTGGTGATGGGGCTGGGAGCGTTCTTCACGCCGAGGTTGCGCAGCACCCGCGTTTCATCGAGGCCCCAGTACACGGCGATCTCGTACGTGCCGTTGTCCTCGGAGAGGACTTTGTGCTTGGGGATGACTTGGTACTTGCCGGGGTTGCGTGTGCGCAGCACCAGCGCTTTGTTGTCAACGATTTGCAAGGACGTTCTCCACGTTTTCTTTCAGTCGGACCCAGCCGTTGTATTCCTCAAATAGTTCTGCTTTCAGCAAGCGTCGCAGACCGTCGATATAAAAGGGGTCGTCGTTGGGGGCTATCGGTGCGTCGGCTTCAACCCACTGGTCGCCGTGCTTGATCTGCCACATCGTGACAAGTTGCGTGAGCGGAATTTGAAATGCTTCGCGGCTATTGGGGTTGAAGCGCTCTTTCTTTTGCTGCCCGTACCCCCCGAGAGTTCCCGGCGCGGAGTTCATGTTCATCGCTGCCGAGTGCATCGCTATTTGGTTCAGCGCTTGCTGCTCCCGCGCTCTTAGTTTTTGGGCTTCAATCTCTTGCTGCATCTTCAGCAACTGAAGGTGCTCTTCGTACTGCTGGGCGTGTTGCTTCTGGTCTTTGCTTTCAAAAATTGCCATCGCTTTCTCCTTCATTGTTTTACTCCGGCATGCGGCACACGTACCGCGCTCTGTCCGTGAGGTAGTGCACCTCCAACTCGCTGAGCGAGCGAAGGCGCTTGTAGACCCGGCCATAGAACGCGTCGTCCATCACGTCCGAGATGTCCACCCAGTCGGTGCCGTACTTTGTCAGCCACAAGTTGACGAGTGTCTCAACCTTGCTGTTAAACACGTCGCTGTTGAGGTCGGCCATGTTCACCTTGTCTGCGTCCGTGATGACGCCGCCCGGCGCGTGGATGGTGCCCGTGTTGCCGAACGGCCCACCGCCGATGCTCAGGTTGCCGCTGTTGTCGAAAACCATACTGGGCTTGGTGTTGTTGGCGATAACGAAGTTGTTCGCGCTGGTCATTTCACCGAGTGGTCCTTGTTGCGCTTGTACGAACGGTTGGCGCTGGCGGGCACCGCCTTGAGGTTGCTGCGCGTCGTCGCCCCACCCTTGGACAGCGGCTTCTTGTGGTCAACGTCCTTGCCGTCGCCCTTGTGCACAACGCCTTCGCGCTCCAGCATGGCTCGGGCTTTGTTGCGTGCGGCTCGGCGCTTCTTGACCTCGGGCTTCTGGTCGTAGGCGGGGTAGGCTTCGCGGTCAGCGGGGTTCTTGTAGGGCATGACTTACTCCTTCAATGTTTCGGGTTGAACTCGCAGCCGGTGACTTGGCACCATTTGCATAGGGGGGTTTGTGTGGGGTTCCACACGCCTGTCTCGTAGCACTGTTCGATGCGGGCCGTGCGCTCGCGGTACTTCCACCACGCCTGATCCTTCTGGTCGCGCTCCATCTGCATCTTCACCATCGAGTTCTTGACGATGAACATCAGCGCCGAGTTGACCTTGCGGAT